ACTCTGCTTTCAATCATGTTCCAAACAGTCAAAATCGTTATGATCGCACCACAAATCACAAGTGTTATCTGCCACCATTCATTCATTTTCTTCTCCCGTCATTATCCAAATTGCCAAAATTAAAACGATTATAAATATGAAGAAAGTCTTTATCATGCCGGTGTCAAAGTGTAGATGACCTTCATATTCTGCGTTGCGTTCTTGTCGACAGCCGTATCCAGATTGTTGATTGTTGCAAGATAAAGAGGATTCTTGATGAGCTTCTGCGAATCGTAGCTTGTGAAAGACAATGCATTGTGGCTCGGAATTCTCATATTCTTGATTTCATAATCTGCACTTGCAGAGACATTGATTGGCTTGACCGTTGCATCGGTAAAATCTACGATGAAGCCGTTTTTGGATGCGTAAGACACGAACAATCCGTCGGAAAGTGAGAAATCGTAGTTTCCATTTCTTGTCCAATCCATTAAAGGCTCACTTCTGTAATCAATCACTTGCACTCCGTTTGAAATATTGAATGCTTGGAGATATCTGTCGGAATCGTAAGTTACGAAATAATTGTCGGGAGTGAATGAAACGGCAATGTTGTTTCCGTTCAAAGTATGTGCCGACGAGTTTGTCACGTTTCCCAGAGTGATCGAATCGTTCGAAGGATTGTAGTCGAAGAAGTACACTTTGTCGGAAGAAACAATGCTCGTATTAAACGGAGAGTAAATTCTTATCTTGCCATCATTCAAAGGGAATACGCTCAAATTGACGTTGAGTGTTGCTCCCGAAGGCTTTATGCTCGACAAATCAATGTCAACGGAAGATGAAAGACCTCTGAAAACACTACCCTGTGAAATGGAACGATGCTCTTTCGAAACTGTAAGAGTATCGGACACAAGAGTGAATGTGTAGAGCATATTGCCGACTATACAAGAATTACCCGAAAGGGATATTTCTCCCGTTTGGTCGGTGTTAAAGTTGACGATGGTCTTTCTTCCACTTGCGTTACCATAACCTATTTGGCCGCCAATTCTGGAAGTGAGACATACGGATGCGATGTGTCCGTTCGCCTGTGATGTGTTGAAATCGTATACCATCTCCAATCTGGAAGGAGTAACAACTTGCTCAACCACGTTGTAACTTCCCATCTCGTTCGGCAAATCATTGTTTGCAATGTTGTATGCACCGTTTCCGACCATTGCAACACCGGAAGGCATGAAGTTGCTCGGTGCTTGAATCGTAGAATCGAAAAGAAGAATACCGCCTACCACGTCATACCAATTGAATGATGGCGAAGTGTGTTTGTCCTCTCCCATACTCGACAGAAAGTCTGCAATTACTCCACCTTGGAAAGTGTTTTCGGATTCCACTTCCTTCAACACGTGTCCACTTATGGAGTTTTGTAAAATTATCCTTGTATGTCCATGAATCATGTGATTTCCCTCTCTAACTAATTACTTCATAACCTTGCAATTTCAAATGTGCCAACAATGGATATTGGCCGCTGTCGGAATATCCGTAAAACTCAAATCTCCAATATTTCGCTCTTATGCCCGAAGGAAGCTCGACACTTCCCGCAGAAGATGAAGTCGGAGTTGCTTCCGTCCATGTCGAACCGTCATCCGAATAATAAATCTTGTCGATTGCATGGAATCTGTTTGCATCCAAATTCGCATACGATATGAATTGAATGTTCACAGCCGTAGGAAATTCGACCTTCCACCACGAATCCGTTGCACCGGCAATCCAACAATCACTTTGATTGTCTGTGAATGCTTTCCAAGGCGGCCAAGAGCCGCCATAAGTTGAGGATGCCGTTGTAGTACAAGTCAATTCTGCTTCGCTCGTGACGAATTCTTGTTGCACTTTTTTTTCAATGTAAATTATGGTAGTTCCACCACCACCGCATCTGTATAAAGCCATTATTTAATCTCCACTCCTACCAATATATCAACCAATTGTGCTTCGAAAGTTAAAGTGACACTTCCCGTTGTCGCAACTACATCCGTTGGATTTACACCATATACACTCGTATAGGGAGAAATCCAAGAATTTGTTGTGATATTGGCATTCTGCAAAGTGATGCTCGTCTGTCCGGCTGTCAAAGTACCCGAAACGAGTGTTCCACCACTTCCACCGCCCATCTCGGAAACGATGTCCGTTGCCTGAATGTTCGTGCCGACAACAAGATTCGAATTACTCGTGATCGACGTCAAGCATTTGTACAATTTGCCATTGTACATGATGAAATCACCTTGGGAATGATTCGATTTTGTAGGAGAGATTTCTACAAAAGCAATACATTCGGGAAAAGGTTTCGACCAATAAAGTTCCCTGTTTGTCGGTGCGTAAGTTGTCCAAGTTTTATCTTCCACAGAAACCGGGATTATCATCGGATAGAAGGTCAAATTGTTTGCCGTATAACCGTTCAGTATATCCACACCAATTTGAACCAAAGCCTTGTCTTGATAGTTGTCATCTCCATTTACTGTAATTTCAACACCGTCTCCATAATCTCTTCCGAGAACCGAGGCAGAACCGTTCCTCGTGACATAGGTGGAAATTCTGTAAGTATTATCCGTACCGCCTGCGGGACAACCGGAAACGAAATACTTTCCGTTTGGCAATATCATCGGATACGTACCACTTTTTACTCTTGTATGAAAAAGGAAATTAGACGAGCCGTTTGCCTTTCCGTTCGCCGTAACACTTCCGTCTCCATTATCCGTCCACACAACGTCGTGATCGGTATGATTTGTTTCGTTATAGGGATATGAATTGAGATTCTTTGCTCCCAGAAAATCATTGGATACCCAATTAAATTTCTCGTTGATTGCTCCGACAAGTGTCTTATCTGTTGATTTCAAGCCACTAAAATTTGTGTTTGTTGCAACCTTCGTTCCGATGGAAAGAAGGCTTGTTTTCGTACTTGTAAGAGTACCACCCAAATTCTGCGACAATTCCACGTTGTCTCCATCTTGCAACACGTAGGCACTATTTAATTCACTAATTTTAATGTCTGCCATAAATTATTCCTCTACCGTTTCAATTTCATGCTTGTAGCATTGATTCATCACAGGGAACGATTCGTCACTTATGATAATCGCAGAATGTTTGAGAGTTTCACTAACGGCCGCACTCGCAAGAATCTCATGGTATTTCGATTCTGCTTTAAGTCTTGCCTTTTCGGGATTCTCGTCGAAGGCATAATGGACAATGTGTCCGTATTCGCCCTGTTCGTTCTGTTGGATTTCAATAATGTAATACTGTGTAACCATTTTTAATCTCCTTCCGTAACTCTTGTATCATTGTTTTCAGTAATTCTAATCGAACCATCTTCAAGCACTCTTCGGAAACTCTGTGATGCTCCCGTTTGTACTTCTGCGTGGTCTGCTGCATTCGCAAAAGTGATTTCCGACAAATTCCAAAGGGAAGCACTCTCGGAAATCGATTTGCTTGTCGGTGTCGAAGGTGTTGCCGAAACAACTTCCGTTGCATTTGTAAATGTAGCCTCGATCAAATTGAAGCTCGAAGCAACATCCGAAATCTCAATGATTCCACCCCAATTCGTGTCTCCAATAAGACCGGAACCGGAAGCATAAAGCCAAGCATTTCCTCTGTCGATGAAAATCTCGCCTCGCTCTGCCTTCATATAAACTTCGAAAACGTTTATCGTGTTGGCAGAAACGGGAAGAATATACATCAAATGCAACACGTGTGAGCCGTCAAGCCATATTTCTTCGGGATATCTCAACGAATCGGTCGAATTTATCAAGTATGTAACGATTCCTTTTGTTGTGGAAGCCGAGACATCCTCGAATATGTCCGTCAAATCAAACGGAGAAGTGTATTCTTTGCTTGTCACGTTCGCCAGAGTTTCCAAATCTATCTCAATTTGTATCTCTGCCTTCGTGTCCTTGCTCGAAACGATTCTCGCTCGAAGAATTCTCTCCGTTGTGTTTTCTGCGATTGTGATTGGATTGTAATTTTTAAGCTCGTAGGAATTGACGTTGTTCTTGTCCGATGAAGTTGTGACGTTCTGGATGCTCTTTTCACTCTTCGATTTGGAATTCTTCTGATACGGAATGCCGTTCAAAACGCATTCTCCGTAATAATTGTATGTAAATCCCATTACACAGAAGAGATTCGTTTCAGAGCCTTGTCCGTATCTAAATTGAAGCACGTCTCCAAGGTCATATTGAAACGCAAAAGGAACAAGCACTTCACAGGGAACGAATTCTACACCGTCATTCAAAGCATTTGCCAAGTTCTCCAAGCAAGTTTCGACCGTTGCAAAAGTTGTCTGGAAGAACGGATTCACTCCGATGTTGAGTGTTCCGGGATTCAAGGACGGATTGTGAGGAATTACACCTTTTCCCCAATATTCCTTTTCTTGATTGATGTATACGGATACGGAATTGTATGCGACGATATGGTCTCCATACGATGAATCCACGTATCTCACGTCATAATCGATGATATCGTCAACGGTCTTGTGAAACGGCTTTAATATCAAGTCTCCGTTTCTGTTCATCGTTGCGAAAGAGCCGAGAGAAACCGAAAGCCAATAGATGAAGTCTCTCATCGTCTCGATGTCGCACATTTCCCAGAGGACGAAAGGTTGAGTGCCGTTCGGCAAGGCTTCCACCTCTTCTCTCGTCATTCCGAGAGAAAGATGAGCTTCTTGACACGCAAATGCAAGAAAATCGTATGCACTTGCACTCGCTCCACTCGACAAATTGCAAGGAATGTCGAATTTGGTCATATTGTCATAGGCTGTGACCTGTGCCAATCCTTTCGTGTGCGACACCGAATCTATTGTATATTTTCCAATTGGGATTGTATGGCTTCCGATTGTGATCGAAAGAACGATTTCTTGACCAATCCATTCGTTTCGGTCTATGTCCACGTTGACGAAAGTCGCATCCATCTGCCCGATGTAAACACCACCGAGACGAAATTCGTTGGAATCCGTACATTGATTCGTTATGCTCAAATCAATGATGTTGCTTTCTGCAATCGTGATTTCGCCTATTCTACCGGAGATGCCATATTCTTGTATATTTTGTTTTGATTCTGGAATTAAACTGTACATATCACATCTCTATCAAACTGAACGAAATGTCATACATTCCGTTGATATCGTTTACCAATTCACTTTTCTCGACCAAACTGTATTTGAAATCACGCATTCTCATTGTCCTCGTGACGTATGCGTCTGCCGTAGCATCGTAAAGGCTCACAGTAATCGTTGTGTAACTGTATGCGTAGCCTTCGAAGAATTTCAAGTATTTGTTCATAAGCCTGAAAGACATTTGAATCGTCATCTTTTGAATTCTTCGTATCTGCACAACGTCGGTTCCGGCTTCCGTCTCGTTGACGGTTTCAAGAACCTCGTTCGAGAAGCTCATCGAATTGGGAAAGGGGATTGTGTTATTGTCGAATTTTATCGGATAATTTTTTAACATTACCTACCACCACTCCTATAATTTGCCTCTGCCAAAGCATTGACCACCGTTGTTTGAAGATTTTGATTGCCGATTTTGTTCTGGATGATGATGTCTCCAAACATTCCACCACTTTTCTGTATTGCAGAAACGATGCTGTTGGCAAGTTTCTCGTAGTCGATTCCGTCATTGTCCAAAGGAGAAACTCTTGCTCCCTTCGGAAGTGTGAGAAGTTCTGCTCCATTTTCTCCAACGATTGCAGAGCCTTCTTCCATGATTGTTCCACCTTTTGCCAACATTGGAATTTCAACCATCGGAATTTTGATTTCGTTGACGGGAATGTCAATGCCCGGAATCGCATCAACAAGCCTTGCGGCCGTATTGATAATCATGTTGATGACCATGATGAATTGATTTACCAAGGAAGCCAACATTTGAATGATTTGGTTGATGATGCCTTTGAAAATGTCTTTGATTCCTTCCCAAGCCATTTCCCAATTGCCTGTGAATACACCCGTCAAGAATGTTGCAAGTCCATCCAAAACTTGAAGTGTTGCTTGAATGCCGGGCATCACAACGGCAAGGAATTGATCGAAGTAGAATATGACCTCGTCCGTCACGAATTTGATTATACCTACCAATGCGGGCATAATTGCTTGAATGATGCTCGTCAACGCACTAATCAAAGGCGGCAACAAATCCGTCAAGTATTTTGACAAAGGAACAACGATTGCCATTAGCAATTCGCTCAAAGGTGCAATCAAAGGAAGCAGAGATTCCACCAGAGGAAGCAAGGCACTCATCGTCTGTAACAGAACGGGAAGCAAGGCATTCACAACTTCCATTAGAACGGGAACGATTGATTCCAAAATTGAAAACAATATCGGAAGAGCCGATGCGACCAAATCTGCAATCACAGGAGCAATTTGGCTCATGAAAGATTGAATCTGGGGAACAAATTCCAACAAGTTCTTGATGATGTCAATCAAAACGGGAAACAATGCACTTCCCAAGGCTTTTCCGAGGCTTGAAACACTCTGTTTCAAATCGGAAAGCAAGTCTCCGAATTCAACACCGCCTTTTACGGCTTCCTCACTCATTATCAATCCCAAATCGTGAGACCTCTGAATGAGACCGTCAAAAGATTCGCCCGATTGCTCAATCAACGGAGACAAATTGTAGGCAACCTTCTCTCCGAAGAGTTCGGCCGCCATCGCACTTCGTTCCTCTGCCGTTGACAAGCTCATGATTTGATTTATCGCATCGTCAAAATTCAAGTCCGTTCCTTCAAGTTTCTTGGCCGCCTGTTCCATTGTGGACATTTCCACTCCACATTGTCCCGCCGCATAAGCCAATTCCTGATACGAATCCGTACTTATTCCCATACGAATCGAAGCCTTGTCGATTTCATCGGCACTCTTCGAAACGTTGTCCGCCATGGCAAAGGCGGCACCGCCAACAGCCGTAATACCACCGATGAGCAATCCGGCGGCTTTTCCGACACCTTTTGCGACAGTTCCGAAAGTCGATGCGACATTTGATGCCGTTTTATCCGTTTTTTGTAATGATTCATTTGCTTTGTCGGTGTCAACGAAAACACTTCCGACAAGTTTGAAAATTTCAAGAGCCATTTTTTAACTCCTCGTGTGCCCGATCTATCTCTGCGATTATTTCCTCGGCAGGTCGCCAGTCTATGTTTGCTCCGGTAACTTTATCAAAGAACTCTTGGAACGACATGTATTTGTCCCTGAGAGCCATAAACGGTAATAATGCCAGATATTCTGACCGAATCATATCTTTTTTCTCTCTATTTATTGCCAAAATTAAAAATTCAACGAATTCATCAAGCTGCATCCCTTTCATAAAGTCGAGGGAATGATACTTCCTGAGAAGTAATTCCTTTATTTCGACTTCATCCATTTGGCAGCTGATTTGAAAAAAGCCGACCACTTCTCCAAGTCTGAAACATTCATAATGCTCTCCAAGAAGTTGACGGGATCCATGCGTTTAATTTCTTCAACGCTCATTTCGAAGATGGGCGAGAAAAACTCATATATAAGAGCTTCTCCTTCTTCCGTTGTTGTCTTTTCAAGCACCAGAAAAATTAAATCTGCTCCGAATTCCTCCGGGTTTGTTTTCTCGGATGCTTTTAAACCCATACTTTTAATATCATCTTTAAGTCCTAATTTCTTTATAAGGCGGACAAAACCAAATAAATCGGGTGTTTCCAAGTTTCTCATATAATTCTCCTTTGAAAATAAAAGGGAGCATCGTTAATAATGCTCCCTTGTGGTTTAAACTATGCTGAAACATTAACAGCTGTATTGAGAGTGTCCATGCTTGTCAGGAATGTGAGTGCATTGAGTGTCAATGATGCTCTTGCTCCGTCGAGTACGATTCTTCCCTTAACAGGTCCTCTGTCTCCGTCTGCATTTATTTCTCTAAAGCTCTTCTCGGATGTGAATTTTCCGCCGCCTCTTGTCAAAGCCACGGTTGTTCCGCCTACTTTGAATTTGCCTGCTCCGAGAATAATTTCCTTTGCTCCTGAGTTGGTTTCTGTTGTTTCGATCTCCCAAGGCTCTGTGAAGTCAGAAGCAATAGCATCTGTATTGTCATAACAGCCTGTGAAAACAACTTCCTGAACGATATCGTTCTTTTCTGCCATTGTCCAATCTATATTTCCGAGATTGATGGCATCGTGAAGTTTGATCTTAACAGGTGAGCCGCCATGGTCTACGCCTTCCCACTCAATTTCTTTAAAATCGGCATCTGTTACAATGCCTGTACTTGTAATTTTCATACGCGTCTCCTTTTAAACATCGTAAAGTTGAACTTGAAATCTGATTAAACGGTGATTAATTTCTTTGTCCTCGTCTAATATCGCTCTTGAATCAATTAAGTAAAACACCGGAAGGATGGTTGTCTGCGGAAGGTTCTCCGCTTGAAGCAAGTCGCATATTATGTCTGTCATGTTGTCTATTGCGTAGGTACTCTCTCCTTTTGTCCATACATCAATTTCCAAGATGTAATCTTTCCTTGATAAGTCTCCCAGATCTACGCTTCTTAAATTAAAAACAACCGAGGGAAACATTTTTGCCTGCTGCCCCTGTCCAAAAAATACGTTATCGTATTTTGTCTTAAGTTGCGTCTGTATTAACTTTTTTAAATCATTGGTTCTTTCACTCGCCATCGTCTTCGTAATCTCCTTCGTCAACAAGTGAAAGTGCCTTGGCTTCATCTTCCAATGCACTTAAATATTTTGATTCAATTTCGACTATCTGCGGAATATTGCTTTCGACTAATTTGTTTAACAAACCAAGTCTCGGCTGTCTGGAAGTGCCAAACTCCTGAAAGTAAGCATAGAAACCTTCAACGTCTTTTCCTCTGTGGCTATGCGGCAAGCCTATTTCCACTCTCGGAGCTGTTGTTGATTTCGATGCTATTACCTGAAACGTCGTCGCCCTTCCACCTTCTCCGGAATGCTTCTCGAAGTGTGAATAATATGCTTCTCTCCAACGCTTCTTAACGTACTTTCCAACATCTCTCAAGGCCGCTCTCGACAGTTCGTGAATGTAATACTTTGCAGCATCCACATTTGAGGTGTAAGTTACTCCGTTTTTGTTTACTTTTACAACGCTTTTAGGAGCACTCATTTATTTATCCCTCTTGAAGCGGTTATCTCTAATGTCAGATTATCTTCCGGTCCGTATGTTCGAAGTATTGTGTAATATTCCTCACTTCCGTTAAACGGAGTGTATTTTAAATACTTCTCACCCTGATAATCATATCTGTCGGCTATTACGAACTTTATCTCAGGCTTTAGACCTGTTGTTTGGGCCTGATAGAATTCTGTCTGACTAATCGATTTAACCTGTGCGAAGATTTCTCTTGTTGTCTCTGTGGTTACTGTATCGCCTCGTTCGTCTGTGGTTTCTGTCTGCGTGATTAACTTAATTGTTTCATCAAACATCACTTGTTTCCTCCGCAGGATAAGACTTTCTCAAATTATCGAGCTGATACTTAAACGATTTATCATACCGTTCTGAATCTTTGCTGTTGGCGTACTGTGCCAACACATATGTCTTGATAGCCGTTTCGATGATATCGTCAGAACTGTCTGCTTTTGTTGCGTCCATTCCTGCTCTTTTCATCTCCTGTCTGGCAGAAGCGATATAATCAGTTATTTCATCATCAAGCAGTGTGTGACTTATTCGAAGAGCTAACTTTACTTTTTGCAAAATTGTTGCTGCCATGCGTTCTCCTTTCGCCAAGGATTCGCCCTGGCTATTTCTTCTTCGTTGTTTTCTTCGGGCTTGTTTTCTTCTCTTCGGTTACCTTTTCTTTCTGTTGCACCGGTGCAACTTCAAGAATTTTGACAAAGCCCAAGGATTCGAGGGCTTTCGCCCTCTTCTCCTCGAAATCAACGATTCTACCTGCAGGCATCGGCTTTTTTGTTATCTTGTCGTCGAAGTCCTTAAGTATTCTCGCTTTCATGGGCATTTCTCCTTATTATAAGCTTGCAGGCTTTGTTACAAGTGTGAATGCCTTGCATGCACAAGGAATTGCACCGCCTACGAGATCGCCGCATGCTTCAATCATGCCCTGTTTCTTCTTTGTAAGCATGTCGAGTGTTACATCAGGAACCTGTCCTTTAGGGAAGTTAGCAACACATCCGTAACCGAAATCGCCAACGATCATCCAAACATCATTTTCTGATGCTGTATCGTAAGCAGGAAGAGTGTCGTTGTATCTTACGTCAAGACCTTCGAAAGGATCCACGCTGTATCCGTTTGCGTAAGCTGCTGCCTTCATGGTTGCATGAGTAAGCTTGTTGATGATAACAACAGGGTTATCAGCATCGTCGCAAAGGTTTGCGTATGCTTCTGCTACTGTGCCAACTGCTGCCGCTTTCTTAATCTTAGCTGCTGAAGGTGTTGTGCTGTTTGCACTTGAAGGAAGAGCGATAATCTGCTGAATAAGCTTCTTAACAAGTGCTTTCATGATCTTGTGTGAAATCTCTCTGTAGATGTATCTGAGGAAAGCTTCACCTCTCATTGCGTAAACTGATTTTGAGAAATCAATCCACTTAATGATTTCGTCGGGAACAAGCGTTGCGATACCAAGTGACAAAGCTTCTTCGGAAACTGCTCCTGAACCTTCGATGTGGATCGTTGCATCGTCACCGGAGATTTCGAACTGCTGAGCGATATTGCCTTCTGCCTCAAACTTATTTGTGATAAGGTTAAGGATTGAGTTTCTTTCCCATGCTGTCTTAACTTCGTCAAGAACAATCTGAGGAACTGCTACAGTTCCGCCACCGTTAGTTGTAAGAAGCGATCTTACTTCTGTGTCGTCGCCTGTTTTGATGTATTCTGCGAATGCGTTGATATACTCTTTAGAATTTCTGATTTCTACTGCGTCATTCATTTTGATTTCTCCTCTTTTTTCTTCGATTATTGTTGCAAGGCCGGGATTATGTGAAAGGAGTGCTGCATCTGCTGTTCTCTTTTCTACTTCTTCCTGAGCCTGTCTCTCTTCTTCCTTCTTAGCTTCCTCGATAAGAGTTGCTTTTTCGGATTCGAGAGCTTTTCTTTCTTCTACGGCTTTCTTTACTTCTTCGATATCCTCTGAATTGGATACAATATTGTCAAGTTCAGCCATACGAGCTTCAATTTCATTAAGTCTCATTTTTAATTCCTCCTGAAATAATCGTATTTTGCTTTTTCAAGTTCCAACTGCTTCTGGCGTTCAAGTCTCTCCGCTTTTTCCGCTTCGATAAATCCATCAAAGCGAGAACGTGTGGCAGGTGATATATCTGTACCGGGGTTAGCCGGGAAAGATACCGCTGATACATCAAAGATTTTCTTTAAATGTCTGATGATTCTTGTGTGGCTTCTCGAATCGTATTCATCATCGTCAACAATAAATGCAAAGGACATCTGCGGATAATTGCCGACTTTGATTTCTTCAAACATTTCTCTTGCGGATGCTGTTTTTGAAAGGTCTGCTCTCATCTTTAAACCTATTTCATCAACATTTAAGGTAAGGAGCTTGTTTTTGGTTCTTGCGAACACTGTTCCTGCGTGATCCTTAACGAAAATTACGTCTGACATATCTGTGTCTTCGTCGAACGCTGTCGGAAGGATCTGTTCTTTGTATTCAACTCCGTCTTCTTCCCAGATTACATAAGGCTCAAAGGTCGTTGCATGGCCTTCTACCATGTATGAAGGCTCTTCGCCTTCTTTTCTCTCTTCAACATTCAATTTAAAATTACGATACTCTCTATTCTCCCGTATCATCGTTATCCTCCTTCGTTATATCTTCCGTACTGTCTCCTGTCTTTGCTGTGTCGAGTCTTAATACAAACTCGTCTCCGCCTTCATACGGTGCAAGGTTCCATATCTCTCTGTATTCGTTCGGAGTCATGAGGCCTCTGTCGACAAGCGACACCATGGAGATTTTTGTTCTTGCGGATGCAAACTGCAGACGGTTTGACTCATAGTAAATGATGTTGCCGTATGAGATCTCCCTGTCTGTGTAAATCTTTCCGGTAAGTTCCAACGACAAAGCAACGAGGAAAGGTTCGATCCTTGACTCGTAGAACGCGTCATACTCGGACTCGGTATAATTTGATTTGATTATCTTTTCGTTTACACCGAAGTATTTATATACTCTGTCTCTGTAAGCATTAGCTTCTTCAGCTGTTGCCGTCGTCGGTTTCATCTGTATGGGAACGAATTCCTGTGTGCTGTCGAGCGATCCGATGCCCGAGCCGTTATCAAGATTCATGTAATCTTTGACGAACTGTTCTTTTTGCTCTTTTATCTTCTCGGGTGAAAGCATTCCTTTTGTCGACTTTAAGATACCTCTTAAGTTTGCAGTCGACTTAATAGCATTCTGAATACCTGTGTCCAGCGTGTTGATTACTTCAAGTGTTCCGAGAATAGGTTCGTTGCCTTCGCCGGCAATATCTGAATACAAATAGTCTTTTCGTATTACTGCCAAATCAGCCCAGGGTAAAATATAACTGTATGTTTCAGAACCGTTAAAGAAGAACTGGATGAACAATTCTTTCTGCAGGCCATCTCCGTAAGTTAACGCCTGAAACTCGGAATATGGTACCGGATAAAATCCTATAGGTCTGCCGCCTTTACCTCTCTGAATGAACAAAAACGCATTGTTCTTAATTTCAGTAAAGTTTCGAAGTTTTGCAAGCATGTCTTTTCCGTTCATGTATATGTTCGGCCTGATGCTCAATAGCCTTTCGATTTGTTTATCTTTGCATCTCGGGTTTGCCTTCGATGTATGTTCCGACAAAGCTCTCACACACGCTCTGACATCTGCACTGTCATATAAATTTGTTCCGAAGCCTCCGAAGATAGATTTGAAGGTACCAATTTCCCGAAGGATATCATATCCCTTGTTTTGGTCTTTCTTGAAGGCTTTGAAGATCTGCGAAAGTATGTTTCTTCTTTCTCTCATTTCTTACCTCACATAAGGCATGTATTCGTCATAGTGCTTAACGTAACCTACCCAAGCATTCAAGAGCGATACCATGCCATCAATTCGCCTGTTTTGTTGTATTTTTACGGGCTGTATCATTTCGATAGAGTCCGATTTTGTGCTTTTCTTTGCCGTATTTGCAAGGCACCAACGAAGAATAGGATTATTGTTATACACAACTCTATGCTCTGCGAATGCTGCTTGCATTTCTCGCATCGGCTGATTCCATGTGAACGGTCCCTGTGCTGTTTTCTCCATGTCGAATCCGTATTCTTCCATCTCCGGAACCCAATAACCCGACAAGGCTCTATCGTAACAGTTCCAAAGCGGACGAATGTCAAATTCTTCGACCATTCGCACAAACCATTCTGTAACTTTCGAATAGTCGACCTGTGCTCCAGGGCAAATTGTAAGCCATCCCTGTTCCGCCCATAATTTGTAAGGAGCTTCTTTCGAGTTTGTCTTTTCGAGATAGTCCAACTTCGACTGCGGAATGAAATACATCTGCAGAACATAAATCTTGTTGTTTTGAGGTTTTCTTATCAGCAAGGTGCCGCAGGTTAAGTCTCCGACAGCTGATAGGTCGCATCCGCCTATTGCGTAAGAATGCGAAACCTCTTCCATCGTGAAGGTTTCCTCGTTGACAAGCTCGTCGAATGACAGCCATGATGCAAACTCCGTTTCAGGCAGATTAAAATCCTTTGTCAGAACCGTCGGAAGAAACGAAGGATCATTCTTTGCTCTCATGACAAATTGTTCGAGAGTCTTATAGGACTTTATCTTTCCGAGCCCGGGATTCGCTTCGGGCCAGTGTGTAGGATCCTGCCAGTCTTCACGGCGGTTAAGTTCATAAATCAACGGGAGCACCGTGTAATCCTGAACTATCCACAATGCCACTTGTGAAGCATACGCATAATGCGAATCAAAGAAGCCTTCTCGCACGAATCCATTTGTAGATATTAACCATGCAAGCGGCTGTTCTCGCATCGACTGACCTTGAATCATAACGTCAAACAACGATGAATTCTTCATAGCATGGAATTCATCCAAACTGAAGAAGGACGGGTTTAAACCGTCCATCGTCGATGTATCGGAAGCCAGGCATTTTATGAAACCGAGATTGCTCGGACAGTAAATGTCTGACTGTCTCTTTTTTGTGATAGACTTAAGGCTTGGCGACTGTGTTCTCATGTTCACACATTCGGTGTAAATGATGTTTGCTTGGTCTTTCTTGTTTGCTGTGCAATACACTTCCGGGCCTGCTTCACCATCATTCAGGAACACGTCCCATTCAACTGCTGCCGTCTCTGTTGATTTTCCGCATTTTCTGCCTCTAACGTCAACAACCTCTTGAAACCGTCTCTTGTCGGTCTCTTTGGATCTCCACCCAAACGCAAGTTGAATCTTTGCCTTTTGGAAGAGCTCGAGTTTAACGGGCTTGCCTGCAAACTTGCCTTTTGAATGTCTGCAGAACTTCTCGATAAATTCTATGTGTGCCTCTCCCTCGTCCTCGTCGAAGTAGTACGGAAAGTCTTCCGGCGGATTATCCATCCATCCCACTTCTCTTTCATATACGACTCTAACCTTTTCGGAGACAATCTCGTCACCGGAACGGATATTGTCCAGGTATAACTTCGGGTAATTCATTTTTTCCTTCTGCTGCCTAAGAAGTCGGCAATTTCAGAAGCCGCCGCCGGTACTTCTGCTCCCTTGGGCATCAGATCTGTAAGCTGTTTGATAATTGCTGTGTAACTCTTCTGGAGCTTGATGTAAGAGTCGGCTTCAACTGAATTCTTTCTGCCTTTCTGATTTGCTCCATTTTGGTACTCTTCACTCCAACCGTTCTCCTCGATAAAGGCTCGCAGCTTCTCCAACTGCTCAGCCATGAACGAAGCATCCTCGACTAACCCTTCTGTGATCTGGGCAAGGTCCTCCGGAAGTGAAGCAACAATTCTTTTCAGCTTTTTTTGTTCTTTTTTAGCCGAAAATTTTTGTTTTTTCATCGATTTCTGCTCCTTTATGAAAATTTAGCTACATCTTTATGTTTTTAAATTTTTTTATAAAAACCTACACCCTGCACGAGTGCCTCAGTCAGTTCGAAAAAAG